AAAAACGGGTATTTCAGCGTCAAAGTCGGGGTTGACAATTTCTAATTCAGGTTCAGGTGGGGCATGGCGAGTGTGTCGTTCGATGTATGTATCGCGCAACGTGAACTGTTCGCGGCGCAGTTCTACAATCAAATGTCTTTGCTTTAAATATTTGTATTGGTTCCATTTAGATGCGGCGTCTTGAGCATTTTGAATTTCTTCTGGTGTGAATTTGTTTTGAAGTTGTTCGCGAGGTGGCTCTTTACGGCGGCCGTGCGAAAATTCGTAGAAGTTGAGTTGTAGTTCGATGAAATCAATTCGTTTGAATAGGTCTTCGAAAATGGGGACTAGGTGTGTGGGACATTCGTTGAGAGTTTTTTTGCGGTCGAAGACTTCACGGGCAATACGAGTGCGGGCTTCGGTGGGACGACGTAGTGAAGCCTCGTTAAATGTAGGCGATTCCATCATAGCATCGAGAGACTCAGTATCATCTCGCTACCAAGTTTTGTTGCGGGTTTCGATTTGGATTTCGCCACGTTGGGTGACATTCAATCCGTCTGGGTCTTTGCCCCAAAGTATATAGTTGGCGATGGTTTCGAGTTCATCTTCAGTAAGAGGCCTTTTTTCAAAAGATGGATGACTTACATATTCATTTACGAAGTCTCGGCGCCCATCGGTAGATTGTATTGAAAAATCAAGTTGTAAGCGGTTTGCCATTAGCAAGTTTTAAACTCCTTTAGATGTATTAATTTACGCCCCACCCGCAGGTAGTCGTATTCCTTATGTATATATTATAGCATAGATTTGGGGAGATGTCAAATTTTGGGATAAGAGAGGATTTTGAAAAAATTAGTTCTTGGAGATTTGTTTCCAAGGACGCGGTTTTGGTTTTGGTGAAATTGCACAATTACCAGAACCCACCCCGGCCTGCTTTTGTGTATATTTCACAAAAAAACGCCAAAGTCGGATTTTTTGCGTTTTGGTGATTGACTTTTAGACGTTCTGCCTTTATAATGGGTATTGTAAAGGATAGCTTTTCCCCTTGCCTCTGTCCTTTGGTGGTTCATGGTTGCGGGCTTCCCTTCTGAATCCGACTTGCTTCGGCATGGTGTATCTTGAAAATTGAATAGTGCGCTTGCGTGCGTGTACGCAAGCGGGGGACACTCCGTTAAAGTGTGTTCGTCCTCTACGGACGGGAATAGTAGGGTAAAAGAAGGCCACCCACGGCCACGGTTACAACCAAAAAAGCTAAACTTTAATTTTAATTTTGAAGGGACTTGATTTTATGACTATTAATGAAAGAAATATTGCTAAGTATTCCGCTATTCGCAAGACCGCTATAGCCAATGAGCTGAGCAATACCGCCAACTGTGGCGCATATGGTCGCGCATTTGAACTGATGTGTGCCCGTGAGAAAAGCCGTAAGACCTGCGTTTCTAAGCAGGGTCAAGTTGATGTATCCGTCAAGGTTATTGTCAACGGCAAAGCTAGATATATGCCTGCTGAGTGCAAGGTCAATGGCGGTAGAGTCGAAACCCTGTTGAACGGCTCTAACAAGTCTGCTTTCGTTATCTATGAGCTGAATGTAATTCAGAAACACAAGGCAACGAAAAAGGCTGAAGCATGGGACGAAATCCGCTCCGTGCCTGCCCTGCTGATTCCCACGGCACTGTTCACCGCAATGCTGATTGATTGCAACGCAATCAAGGAAATCCGCCACGGCGGTGAGGTTGACGGCATTGGCATTCAGCCCAGTTCCAAGCGGATGTTTAAACGACTGACCGCATACGCTGAAAACTTCCCCGATATGATTTTTTCCCCCGAAGCCGATTATGAGGACTGGATGTTTGAGGGTCTGGAGCTGTAAAGCTCCAGACTTCACCCAAAGGAGGATTTAATTATGAAAATGACAAAAACAGCGTTGATTGACGCAATCGAAAAAAGCGGCTTGATTGTCGACTTTGACCGCAACTATTTAATGCGGAAAGATAAAAGCTATCTGGTTCGCCTGTACAATCACTGCCAGACCGTCAAAGGTCTGGCAACTACTTAAAGGAGGAATAAGTTTATGCTGAAATGGGAAAAGGACATTAACGGCTACAACGGCCACTGGATGGGCGGCTACATTGGATTTGATGACGGCTGCCCGCTGTATAAAGTCGGTGAGGACGATAACGGTTGGTACTATGAATACCTGCCCGATGCCGACGGTATGGACGGCTATGAAACGGCTGAAGAAGCTATGGCCGCTGCTGAGTTTGAGGTTGTCGCCAAAGAAATCGAAATCAATTGGGAAGACCTCGAGCCGCTGACTTGGGAAGACCTCGAAGACATCCACTGGGACGAAGTCGCCCACGAGCGGATGGAAATCGCAAAGGGCCTGTGCTAAGCAGGCCCGCCATTTTGAAAGGAGAAAGAACTATGTATAAGTATTCCAACCTGTCCCTGCGCACCCTCTATGAACACAAAGCCTTCTGGGAAGATAAAGAGACTGTCTGCCTGCTAAAGTCATATCCCGAAGCTATCGAACACGTCAAGGCCGTTATTATTGATTACAAGCGCGAAATCCGCCGCCGCAACAAGCAGCCTGCAAGCCGCATCATTGCCCGCTGGGGTGAATGGGACTACTGGACCGAAGTGGTCGCCTGTCCTGCGTGGGTGGAATGCGCGGAAGATGCCGAAGAGTTCTTTGAAGAAGAGCTTGACCTGCCGCCTATTCGTTCCGCATATGACTGTACTGGTCTGGCCTTCGTGTCTTGGCATAAAGTCGGGTTGCGTAGCGGTCGATGGGTTGTGTATGTGTGTAAGGGTTTGGATGTGTAAAGAGTTGGGAACGGAGAAATCCGTTCCCAATTTTTCGGAAATTTTTTATTTAGACGTGTCGCGTTTTCTAGAATTTTTATTTAGACGTGTCACGTCTAAACAAAGCGAAATTTGTTCTTGACTTTTCGGATACTTATGATATAATAAAAGAAAAGGGGTTTTAAAAATGAAAAAAAGAATTTACAAATTTTTCCGTCGTATCCGCCGCAATATCGCACGCTTTATCGTTGGCTACGACAGATGTCCCGCGGATTGTAGAAAGAATTATAAAGAGATTGCTGCTGCTACGGCTGAAGCCATTCTAATCGCGGCCGGAGTTGTTGGAATTTTTTTGATGATTGCTTTGCTCTTCAATTGAAGGGCAAACATTTTATTTAGACGTATCACGTCTAAATAAACCGAAATTGGGTCTTGACTTCCGGTAAATATATGGTATAATAAAATAAAAAAGGAGTTAATCAAAATGAAAGAAAAAATGACTACCGAACAGTTCCTGCAAAATTATGCCGACAATCTGCTGAAAGCATTGATTGACAGAAAAACCGGCTTCAGCTATTTAACCATCGAGTGCGAATTCTGCCCGCTGCGAGCTGAATGTGAAAAAGATTCCGAAGAAAATCCTGGTCCTTCCACCTGCGAAGAATTTTTCCAGAAATTCCTTGCGGACGGAATGGCATTCCGCAAAAAATAATGGGTCGGGACTTCGGTCCCGACTTCGGTTTTATTTAGACGTGTTACGTCTAAACGGGACGAAAAAAGTTCTTGCTTTTTTCTGCCGGATGTGATATTATATAGTCAGAAAGGGAAAGGAAAATCCCAAACACCAGAAAGGAAAAAATATGAAATACACCACTAACCGCCGAATCAACGTCCGCACTATCCGCAATATCGCAGAAGACCAGGGTCTGACTCTTCGTAACGGTAAAATCGTAGAATATAAGACCGGCTGGCAGGTCGGCATCACTGGCGTGACCTGCAAGACGCCCGAAGAAGTCAGCGCGCTGCTGCATAGTGGCCTAGGTCGGAAGGGTAACGTTGGTATTTGGCTGCACGATGGAATTTATTACATCGACGTCAGCAAGCGAATTACCACTAAAAAGGACGCCCTTGTCGTTGGTAAGGCAATGAAGCAGTTGTCTATTTATGGATGGCGTCCGCGCAAAAGTGGTCAGTTGGTCGAATGTTAAGGAGTTGGCGCCAAGTGCGCCAATTTCTTATTTGATTTTTATTTAGACGTGTTACGTCTAATTTATGGAAAACTTTCTCTTGACTTTCCGGTTATGTGTGATATAATGTTGTTGTAAATAAAAGAAAGGGGAATACCACTATGAAACTCAATGACCGCAAACTGTATGATTGCCAATTCGACTGGAACGAACTCGAAGCACTCGAAGGCGCCGAGCGCGCAATTACCGAGGTTGTTACTCTGTTCGGCTCCGAGGGGACGCTGGTCGCGGCTGAAACGGGCGAATGTGTTGAGCTGTCCGAGCTGAACCGTGTCCGTGCAATTCTGGATTTTTTCCACGACCACAGAGTTTTCGAAAGAATTTAAGGGAAAGGACGGAGAGAAATCTCCGTCCGAATTATATTTAGACGTGTTACGTCTAAATAAAATGAATTTGTCTATTGACTTTTTTATGTTGATGTGTTAATATATAGATACAAACCAAGGAAAGAAGGGAGTAAAATGAAAAAGACAAAAGTTACTAGACAAGCACTCGAAGAGAGAGAAGACCGCATCGTATGGATTGCGACTGAGGTGGGCTTCGGTCAAGTG